CCAATAGAACATATAGCTGCATCTGCTCGTGTGGACATTGTCTCTAAGTCGACCATTACATTAACTGTCATTTTTATTTTTCCATTAATTCATTTACAAATTCTAATAATATTTTATGGTGTGTGCCATTATGATATTTATTCTTCATCCAACTGTAACCATCATACCAAAATTGTTCGCTTTCAGGATGGCAACCAATTAACCCTATTCTATTTTGTATAATTGCCATGGGGTCGCCATTTGCATAGGTTGCAATAATTTCTTTTTTTCCATTGCCCACTAAAGCACATCCATCATACCAAAACATATTCATTGGTTTATCTTTCCAAGTAATACTTATATTTTTGGCATGTGGTCTTTTTGTATCAGTATTTGGTCTTTTTATATATTGAACAGCTTTTATATCTTTTAATAGATTTAAGTAAAGGTGTGAAGCCCAATAAGCACCCATACAGATACCAAGATAACGACCGCCGCTATTGACATAATTTTGTATAGCATTACCGTTAAATTTGAAAAGGTTAGAAAAACTATTTGCATCGCCAAAACCACCAGGCAAGGCCACAAGATCAACATTATTAAAAAACCCATCTTCTACCTCATTCTTACTAAATAATTTAAAATTATAATGCTTACCCAAAGCTTTAATTATTCCATTGCCACTTTGCACTGAGCACTTGGGGTCGGCTATGAATAAGGCAATAGTGGGTTTCATTTGAATACTATGTGTTCTGAATTAATCCGCATTTTTAGATGTTTCAGTTTGTTCTATTTTTTGTGGAAAATGGGGTTCTATTACATAATGATTGGCGCTCCACCAACCTATAGCACTAAAGAAACCAACAATTGTCCATTCTAAAATAATCATGATTTGCAACCTGCCCTTGCAATTTGATAAAATTCATTTCTGACAGCTGGATCATTTTTAAATCCGCCACCAAGTCTTGTAGTTACTGTTGAACTACCCGTGTCTTCAACACCGCGTGATTTAACACAGTAATGTTGTGCATCAATCATAACTGCTACATCTTCTGTGGCGAGAATAAATTGCAATGTATGAAAGATTTGTTCTGTCAATCTTTCTTGAATCTGCGGACGCTTACTAAAGTATTCCACAATACGATTAATTTTACTTAGACCAAGCACTTTATCTTTTGGAACATATGCAACTGTTGCCAGGCCATCAATGACTACAAAATGATGCTCACAATTAGATTGTACATTGACATTACGTTCCACTACCATTTCATTATATTTCATCTTATTGTCAACAGTTGTACATTTGGGGAATGACGTATAGTCTAATCCCCAAAAGATTTCGTTAACATACATCTTAGCAACACGTTTAGGTGTTTCAATAAGACTATCATCTGTCAAATCCAACCCCAATGTTCTCATAATTTCCGTAAATTGATTTGTAATAATATCAATTTTTAGAGTGCGATCATATTCTTTAATGAATGGATCATCGGACATGGGTGTCTCTACTCCCATTTTAACTAGATGTTCGTGAACTGCTAGACCCAAAGCCGAGTCTGTTTTTGTTTTATTAAATGACATTTTTAATCCTTCCTTAAGCGGATATTAGTTAAGTTCCCCATGCGTTTTTAAACAATGGGATTTGTAATCTATCAGAGTATCTCCAACCCTTTTTCATTGCCAATTCTGCAACATTCTTATTATTTAAAGAATATAGATCCGTTGTTCCGCCCAATGGCATTAAATATACGGGACCTTTAAAGCCTGCTTTGCGATACTCGTTTACCGCTTGCTCAGCTTCTTCTGCATCTTCTTTTGTTGCTACTACAAATTTCAAATATGTATAACCTGTAAATTCATATTCAGCAACAATTTCTGGTTTAATAGCATCTTCCCATTTTTCACCCGATACTGATAGTTTAGGTGATACGGAAAATGTCAAATTGTTTTGCGATTTTCTACACCATCTTGGATTTAATGCCCAATCCAAAAGATAATGTCTAAATTCTTGAGTCAATTTCTGTGTGCCATTTGTTTCAAATGTCAATTCTTTTAATCTTCGATTGCTATCATGATCTAAAAGATCTGGATATGATCTTTGCCAACCCAATAATGGTTCGCCGCCAGTGATTACGAGATGTTCGTCTTCCCATCTTTTGTGAGGAAGAATATCCATAATTGTATGGGTAATGCTATTAGTATCAAGTACGGGAGAAAGATGCTTAAAATCAGGATCCCAAGAAGCATAGCTGTCACACCCCGTATGAACAAGAGGCAATTCGTTATAGTTGTTATACATATGTGCAACAACTGCAATTTCTTTTCTTTCATTGCTTTTTTCTCCTTTAGGCATACCAAACCCATCACAAGTAAAGTTGCACCCAAATGTTCTTAAAAATACACTAGGTACGCCCATATAGCGACCTTCACCTTGAATAGAATAAAATAATTCTGATACTTTAAGTTTTGCCATTATAACCTCAGTAAATTAATAATATATTATATAGTATTTAGTTGTCAAGATCAAGCGGATTTGAATCATCTTCTGGAATTATTTTAACCTTTTTAGGCATAGATATTATTCTTTTATCAATATCTATATTATCCATTTGCCGTTTTAAGTAATCTACAAATTGATTATTAAAATCTCCACTATCATGCTCTTGAAGAATAATGGAATCAATATCCATATTCTCAATTAATCTATATTTAGTTGCCTGTTGTTTCTTTTCTTTGGCTATTCTTCTTAAGAATGCAAAGTAAATAATTTGAGTATAATATGCAAATGGATTAGATGATTTACTTGGATCAAATTTAGCAACTGCTGTCAGACAGTTTTCTATACCATCAGATATCATATCATCTTTAAATGTATAATTAATAAAATTGGATTTATATGATAAATGTGTAGATATTTTAATAAAACACTCACCTATGTAGTTTGGGACTATGGGATTTTCCTCACCTCGTTCTTTGGCTTCATCTACACTTTTTTTATAATCAATAAGTGCTTGTAGAAACTTTTTGTTATCTACATAATGAGAAGAGGTTGGAATTGCCTTTACTATCTCAGTGGATAGTTTTTCCACTTCTTGTATATCTAGTGAGGATGTCGTCATTTTGGTCTTCATTTTCAGTGTTGTTAATAAATCTATCTATCAAATCTTTTATATTTGTTTCGCTTATTTCATTACTCGAATCATTTGCAATTTCCTTCTTTTCCTCAGCCAATGTTTCTATAAATTTAGTATAATTATCAGAAAGTGATTCTTTCGGTTTACTTGATACAACTATATTTCGAATAGCTATATCTATAGGTTCTTCTATTGATAACGGCAACCAAGCTGATAAAACATATGATTCAACCATGGTTCTACCAATTGGTATTTTTACTTGATGTAATAATACTGGATTAGAAACGGAGACAGAAACGCCGTCAGTTGTTTTCATAAGTTCGCATACTATATCTTCTCCATTAACCAATTTAACTACCCTTAAATTTTCGGTGTTCATTGTAATGGGATCCTTAGTAATTTGTACTCAAAATGTTCATCATTATAAATTTTAATTCTTTCTATCATATGTAATAATGTGTAATTCTTTTTAGATTTCCAAGTCAAATCATCACCAATATCATATAAATTACACTTATCTTTAGTATCACTTGTTCTCAATCCTCTACCAATTGATTGTAAATTTCTTACTCTAGATTTTGAAGGTGATGCAAAAATAATATTATGCAGGTTTTTAATATTTATTCCTGTAGAAAATGTTCCATATGATGCTACTATTATAGCATCCTTTTCAAGTTCTGTCAAGCGTCTTATCTCTTCCCTTTGATCAGTATCGGTCCCACCATAAACAAAAAAGACTTTTCTTTCACCGGCTTTAGTAGATATCATTTCATATAATGGTTTACCATGCTTTTCAACATACTGAAATAGTACTAAGGTATTGCCTATTTGTTTTAGAGCAAGATTTCGAATAAACTTATTTCTTGGTTCAAATTGAACAAGAAAATCCATCTCCTCTGGGTATGTTTTTCCCTTCAGTGCCTTTTTAATTTCATCATTATATTCTAATATCAAATTATAAATTTGTAGATCAGCAAGTGTTTTACTACCAATTAGCTTTTTGGTCGTTGTTACTTTATATACAGGCCCAAATAATCCCTCAAGTACAAGTTTGTGTGTCTGTAGCCCATCCAATGTTCCAGTAGTTCCAACTCTATAAGGTGCCGTTGAACATTTATTCAAAATGCCTGTCAATGATTTGGCTTTATATAAATGTGCTTCGTCTCCGTAGATTACTTTAAAGTCTGCAAAAAATTGTTTTGGCAATTTATACAGCGATTGCCATGTACTAATAACTACAGGGAATTCATTTGATTTTTCATGTCCGCCATATATCCTATGGCAGTTGATGGATGTTCGCCATCCGTTGAGTTCAGAATAATCCCTAAAATCAGAATACAATTGTTCTACAAGCGAAGTAGTGGGAACAATAACCAATTGACGTCTATCAAATTGCTCATGCCACCTAACCAAACAATAAATGATTAAGGATTTACCTGAACCTGTTGGGGAAAGTAATAAACGCCTTCCATCATGTATTGCTTGATAAACTGCTTCAATCTGATAATCACGTATTTCAATTGGTTCACCTTTGGAAGATATATTCAATTCTTTACAGAATTTGGCAACACTTTCCATTGTGCATTCATCTGCAGTTTTAATATATTCTGAGGCATCAACTAGATAATCACGTTCTTTGGCAAATTTTTCCACATAATCTTTTAGGCCAACATAAAGCTCTTTGGTAAACATGGAAAAAAGTTTTACTTTTCCATCCCACATACGAGACCGATACAAAGGATGAAACTTTGCTCCAGGAACTTCAAACGAAAAATGATCGTTTAATTCCTGAGCAATGGATGGACTTGTATCTATTTCTAAATACACTTCATTCTTTTTTCTTATGTTTATTATTTCAGACATTACATCATACCATTTGTGAATTTAGTCCACTCAATAGAATTTTTAATGTCCCATGTTCTACTATTTAGAGATCTAATGATCTGCTCTAGTTGATACATAACAGTTTTAAAATATTCTACTTTGTCTTCCAGGACAATTAAATCAGGATCAACTTGAAGAAATTCATCCATTTCATTTTTTAATGGTTTATTTCCCTGCCACTGTGACCAACCCTCTTCAATTAATTCATCCTGTGTTAGTTCGCCTCTATAATATCTATACTTCAAACGTCTACAATTTAAATAATCAGATTCTGATTTACGCAGATTTAATCTTGTGGATGATAAGAAATTGAGATACTTAGAATGCAATAAAGGTGTTCGAGCAGATTCATGACCAAGATTTGTTTCATTAATCTTGCAATCATCTGCCCACATATTTTGCAGGTCAGATAATTTCAATTTATTATCCTATTTGAATAATTTGTCCAGGATTGCCTTGGAAGTTGAATGATCCATAGTGGTTCAATGAGATTGAAGGATCAAGCCAAATATCGCCACCAATGTCTTGCCAACGGCGACTAAATGTATAATCTTCAGACAAGTAACGCTTGTCTTTTGGATCAATCATCGTGTCGAAGAATGCATAGAAGAAGTCCTGTAAATCTGGAGGAGTATTCAAATCATTGTTATACTTCAACTCAGGATATGCCGCAATCATTTTGTCGATTGCTTCACGCTTAATCATCATAAACCCTGTTGCACCATCATGCAATTTAATTACACCGTTTTCAATTGCAATTTGTTTGGCATCACGATTAACAAATTTAAAGTTAATTGCATAATCAGAACCTGCGGCTGCGATATCTCTATGAAATATCTTGACCTGGTTTAGATGCAAGATGCTCTTTAATACGTTGCCAATTTACACCCTTTTTAGGGTATGCACCAACGCAAACTTCTTTATTGTGAGCAAGAAGTTTTAATACATCCTCAACTTGAAATTCAATATCTGCGTCGATAAAAAGCAATCTAGTATAGTTGCTCTGCAAAAAGTATGCCACCAATACATTACGAGCACGAGTAACAAGAGACTCATTTGCAATAGTACCAAATGCCAATGGGATTTGATGCTGGTTAAAGAATGTCAATGTGCGAACCATTGATCTAAAATATGCTTCTGTTAGCATACCACCATAACAAGGTGTTGCCACAAAAATCTTTTCTTTTCTCAATTCATCAAGATTTATTTGAAGCTGCCCGGGTTGTGCAGCTGGTGCTTCGGGAGCTGGCGCAACTTGTTTATTAAATTTGGGTACTGGGACTTTTGGAATATTTTTCAAACCATTATTTTTGTTCATATGAACTCCATTCATTTATATTTAAGTGACTGTACCTCAAACGTCTCATATTTGAAGACAGCGATTGCTGTGAAATAATTTACGCTAGCCGATGCGATTTCAAAATCTAAACCCTCTAAGGAAACTGGGAATAAGTTCTTATATATTATATTTACTATTGGAACATTTGTCGAGTCTAAAACCGTTAAAGTACCATCCGAGTATGCCAAAACTTCAGTTTTACCTTGAAG